AATTTAGTACTAGCTTTACCTAATGCTCTTTTGTAATCTTCTGTAGGTTCTACTGCGTGTATAAAATTAAATTTATGATCTGGTTTTTCTTTAGATGCTGTTTGTATTTTTTCACCTAAATTATCAAAACCAAATTCTTGTACTGCTTGTCTAGCTGTAAGTTTATATTTTCTATAAAGTGTATCTACTTTTCCATTTATATTTTCTTGAACATAATATTCTGCAATGTGTAAACAATTAAAATGAATACCATCTGTATCAAAACCTTTTGTACCTTCTTCTACAAATAATGCGGCTGTACCAATAGAACATAAATCAAGATACATCTCATGCACTTCTGTATTAAAATTAGTTTCATTAAATGTGTCATACATTCTACGTGCTGTATCTTCTAACCATAATTGTACATCACGGTTTTCATTTAATTCTTCATCTCTTAATTTTATGCTAAACCAAGGTAATGATGGTGATGTAAGTGTACCTTGTAAACTTGCCGCTAATAAATTGTTTGCTGTAATAGCTGTACTGTCAAATAAAACTTCTGTTCTTTTTTCACCACGTGTTCTTAACGTAACAATATCTGCTTTTCTTGGCATTACATAATCTAATATTTCTTGCCAGTTGACTTCCCACGTGCCTCTTTCTTGGCCAAGTCTATCTAATCTTTTTTTTATATATTCGTAATTAGCCATTATTTTTTATTTTTTTTAACACCGCCGCCTAGTACAGTTTTAGAAGTTTCTGCTTCATCTTCTAAACCTTCACCACTTGTAAGAATTGTACCATACATACCCTTCTTTTTAGAACCTAACATTTTTTCTTTTTCTGCCGCCGCTTGTGCTTCTGCTTCGGCAGTTTTATCATATACTGATTGGTCTACTGGTGGTGGCATTTGTGGTTGTGATTTTCCGCCCATATTATTTCCTTATCCATTTACATTCGTCTTTGAGCATTCCATAAACCGCCGCATCAACAAATTCATTTTTTATTTTCATAACTTTTCTTACTATACCTTCTTTTGTCCATCCTGTACCCGATAAAATGCGTTCATTACGTTCAAAGCCATTTCTACAAACTGCCGTCATACGGCCACATTTTAACTGGTTAAAACCATAGTCAAAAACGTATTTTATATGTTTTCTACTAAATAATCTAGGTGTTTCTAACGCTAGATGAACATATACATTATGGCCATCATAGTCTGTAAAAAGAAAACCACCTAAAATTTTTTCATCTTCTATAAAACCTATATAAGAAAATTTATCACCAATATCAGCAGATATGTAACATCTTTCTTTAAGATAATCACCAATAGCTAATCGCCATTTGTCGTTTGTTACGACTTCAACCATATAAAACTATGCCTTGACTTTTTTCTTTTTGCCGCCACCAAGAATAGTTTTACTCACATTAGCTTCATCCTCAACACCAGATGCACCTGTCATAATTGTTGAACCACCATAAGCACCAGCATTATTAGCCGCCATAGCGCTAGAAGTTTTTGCAGGTGTTGTAGTTGTAGTTTGTGCAGGAGTTGCAGGTTGAGGCGCAGGTTGTTGTACAACAACTTGTTGTGGTCTTGAAAAAACTCGTCTTATTGCTCTTACAAATCCGCCCATATATTACCTTCCTTATTTAAAAATATTAAACTCACTATCAGAATGTATCTGTAAAGGTTCAGTATTTTTTATTCTAGCTTTTCTTAATGACATAACACAATATCTCATAGCAGATATTACGTCATCATTAGCAGGAACAATCTTACCATCTTTTCTATGATACATACGTAGTTCTTCTAACAGTTTACCTTGATTTCTAAATATTTTCAATCTCTTTGTCTGCATACGTGTAAGTATTTCCATAACACCAGCTTCTACACTATTACCGCCTGTACCATCTTTTTGACCTTGACTTGGTGGATTACTAAAGTGTTCTCTAGTCATATTTACACCTTCTTGCCTATATTGTTCTGTAAGATTTTTACCAGAACCTTTATCTGCTTGTCTACCATCCATAGGCCATATTACAGGTATCCATTTACCTCTAGATTTTATTGCTGATGCGTGTACTGGTACAGTTTCTTGACGTAACGAATAACTATCATAAATATAAACAATATCACTATCTCTATCCCATGCTGTCCATACTGATGCTGTAGGGTGATCCCACCCAAAATCTAAACCACATAATCTAGGCCAATGTATTGGTATATCTATAGGATCACAAATTATATCTTCTTCGTTTATAGGAAACACTAAACCAGAACCTAATTGTGGTATACCTTTTTCACGCATTTTTCTTTCATGTGGTGGTAACGCTTGTAATATTTGATCTCTAACTTCTTTTGTCATATGGGGTGCATCATCCCAAGTTGCTGTAAACAATGCTTGTCCATCTTTTAATTTATTTACAAATTGTGCTACTGTTTCTGTCATACCGCTTTCTGGTGTAAACGTCATATATACAATACCACCTTTGTCTGCTGTTCTTGTTAATGCTTGTGAATATATACTTGGTGGTGGTTCTTCATCTAACCATATAACATCTATACTTTCACCCATCCATTTTTCTTTACCCATCTCATATGCTTTAAATCCTATTCTAGAATTACCTCCAGAAACGTGTTTGACTACAACACTATTTAATGCATTTGGTACACCTGCTTTTCTTACAGTATCTACTATTAAATTTAATGGTATAGTACCTGTACCTTTTGCTGACGGATCGTCTGGTTGGCCGACAAGTTCTTTTTGGCAGACATCCCTAGTCGTTTCATTAGAAACTCCCCCAGCCCAAGCACGTATTGGTCTAGTAAATTTTCTGCCTTCCCACCACGTTGGGTATTTACCCGACACATGGTACGCCATTTCCATAGCCCCACAAAATGACTTGCCGACACGGTTTCCAGCCATCAACAATCGTTGTGATGATTTGTTATTATGAAACTTTGTTTGATATTTATAAGGTTCATAATCAACCATTTTATTAGTTGCCTTACGGCGTTCTAATTCTTTAGCTATCTCTACTGCTCTTTGCAAGACTTCGTTCATTTATAATTTTATCCAAATCTTCACTATGTATTACAACCCAGCTACCTTTTCTATTGCTTTGACAAAGCGTAACCACAGGTATTTTATTTTCTTTTTTAGCCAATTCATTTGTATCCTCCCATAAATTAATAACACTATGTACCTTTCTTAACTTACATTCAATAAATAATCTAGGATGTATTACATCTGCCCTAGTTATTTTACTATTACCACCAGATAATGCATTACGTTCACCACCGAAATATTTTGCAACATTACGTTCTCTTTTTTTCCATGCTTTATCGCCCATTTATATATTTATCCTTTATTTCTTTTTGTGATAAATTTTTTTCTGTTTTTGTTTGTTTTAATTCAGCATCTATATCATTAGGTTCTATAATATCTACTAAAGCATATCTGTATACCTTGTTCTTGCATTTTTGACCTATCCATTGAAAATGTAATAGTTCTGGTGCTTCTTCATACTGGCCAAGATTAAGAGGATCAAACCTAGATATAGTCATAACACAACAATAACACGTATTCGCTAAATGTTCTACCTGTTAACATAAGTTAATATGTAAAATTACCCACCGCTACACGGATTAATCCATTGTATAGTGTACGGCAAAGTGTTTTGGGGGGTAGCCCCCTCCGAAGGTGCGTGATCTTACACAATCGCATCTGTCTTTCTCTATGTATGTCCTAGCGTGTTTGTATTTTGTAGAGAGGGTAGAGCTTGTTAGTTAAAGAACAAGACCACAACAACCACGCCACGGCCTTGCCTGTGAGCCGTGTGTGTGTGCGTCTATAAGCATTCCTGTACCCTTGTTGGCCTCATGTCAAGGCATATAATCGCCCTGTTGTACCATTCACACCTCTTACGGTGTATGAGTAGCCATTGTGTTGATGTGTGTCTATACGAGTAGCTGAAGCAGAATAAGGCCTAGTTTATAGAACCAGAACCCCCGCCGTCATCTGACTTAACTACGTGGATAGTTGATAGCAGGTGGTTTAACTCTTGGCGCAATTCCTCGTCTGTTTTCTTACCTGTTACATCCTCAACCTTATGCGTAGTCTGATACCCTGTACGGTCTAGCAGGGAGTTTATAGCGCCTAGTTTTACACTTGGGCTAATCTTGTCGCCGTCTATAAGTTGTTTTAGTTTGTCTACGGCCATTGGTACGGCTGATCCTAGTAGCTTACGTGTTTCAGTATCTATTTCATTCAATAGCTTGTTTTTAAGTTCGTAGCCCTGTTGTTCAGCAGTCTTTTCTGAATAACCAGCTTTGATTGCGCTTTGAGTTGCGTTGCCTGTTTGGCTAAAGTACTCAATAAAGCGTTTTTGTTGATCTGTAAGCATTCTGGACATAATGAGAACATTCTAACCTAAAGCAGTTGACAAGTAAATATATTTATATTATTAACTTTAGTTAACTATGAAAGGGGTTTATTATGGATAAAACTATAATGAAGCTAGAAGCTATTTTAGATTATCTTTGTAAGATGACAGGTAGAGATATAACTATTTTCTATCCTACAAAGGTATCTGAAATTGTGCCTTATCTTAAAAAAGAGATCAAGACTACATTGGAGTTGGTCAAATGATTAAGATGAGGATTAAGGGGAAATTGTACACAGGCCAATCTGTGTACGATTGCCTATGTCAAGCAGTACGTCAACCTATTAACATTCATGCTAAAATGGTTGATGTGCATAAACTTATCTCAAAACAACCTAAACTAACAAAGGAGGACAAAGATGGGATACACTAACTATTGGAATCAAAAAACAGACTTTACTGACGAGCAATGGAGTAAGGTAAAAATGGAGGCCGATTATGTTCGTAGTTGGTCTGAACTTCCACAAATTAAAAAAGTTTGTGAAGTTGAAATACACAAGGATGAAATAATTATTTATGGAACTTGTGAGAGTATGCATATTAATCGCTATGCTAAAACCAAACCAGACTTTGAGGGGCAGGATATAACCTTTAATTTCTGTAAGACACGTGAGGAGGTCTATGATCTTGCCGTGTGGCATATGCTTGTCGCTTGTGCTTTTGTAAAATCTGATTTTACTATTTCACGTGATAATCATAACTTTACAGAAGAACCATTAAAAGAGGCCGTTAATGGGTAGCGGTAGAATAGCTTTGACTTGTGGGGGTTTATCCCTCACAGGTCTAGGGTGGTTTATGTCATATAACGCAGATCATACTCTTGGACTTATCCTTGCAGGTAGTGGCGTTATTTTATTAATAAGTGCTTTACCTAGAACGGAGGATTAATATGGCGCAACATTATAAAATAGAAAGTTGGAGTAAGGAAAAATGGTATCCTAAAATTATGAAAAGAATTAAATGGATACTCAAATACACAAGTGGCAATAGAAGTTATTATGGTAGTGATTATTATTTAAAAAGGTTAAGTATATTACCAAAAGAATATTGCACAGATGTGTTTGGTAATAATGAGGGTAATTTAGCTTTATCATACAAAACTACAATTAATGACATTCTTGATAGAGATAATGATTATCCGCTTTCTGATTGTAATATTGAAATACATTCACAATCTAGGGGTTTAACACAAAACAAATATATACAAGCGTATATAGTTTTATAGGAGGATTAATATGAAATGGGGAAAAAGTGCGAAAAAACTAAAAAAATATAAAGTTGTATTAATTAAAGATTACGTTGATGTTATTAGTATAGCTTTAGTACAAAAAGCAGACACACATTATCATTCAAATAAACACGTTAAAAATAAGATAGGTAAAAAAGTACCTATTGATAGAGTTTTAGGTGATTTTTGTTTAATGATTAAAGATTGTATCAATACACAATACAAAAAG